CACCACCAAACGCTGCATCACGGGCTGTTGATGTAGCAAACCGCATAATCGCTTGGTCAGCAAGATAACCATTAACATCTGCTGCTGTTAATTTCGTGAATGATGCGAAAAGTTTTGCGCCTAAACCAGCCATTAGTTACCTGTCCATTCTTCAGCGGTGTTACCTTCAGCAACCCACGCAAGATACGCCTGATAATCAGGGTTAGATTCATCAGCAACAAATGTTCGCACTCCACCATCAGCAAGCCGTTGAATGATTAACTGGTTTGGTTCTTCTCTTGGCAATTGAATTTGTGTAATAAAATACATTTACAACTCCGCACTTATCGCAATATATGAACCAGTGCTACTTGTTAAACCAAGCATACAAAAGGTTATTGTTGAAGCACTGGTAAGTGGCGACCCATAAACCATTAGATTGTTTGTCGCCCCGTAATTAGCCCCGTAAATTGTCCATGTTCCACCACTTGAATCAAAAGTGAGATTGTCGGTACACATTAAACCAGAGTATTCAAGAGAACCTGTCGGTCTAGTCCTCATTGTCACTGGAAATCTCATTGAACCGATAAATGTGTTTCCACCCGTAACACAACCGTATCCACCAATGCGTTGAGAGTTACCTGTTGCATCTGATTGTTGTCTAAAATAATACCTTTGGCAAGCCAAAAGTTCTTGAGCATACGATTTGAATTGAAATGGTGTAGCAACAGAACCAACAGTTAATTGTGCGCCTGTGATGTGCCATTTATTGCTTGTTGATGATGCCAAGTTTGTTACACCAACAGCACGATTAGCATTTGTAGTTGCGCCCCAAGTTGTTTGCAAAGTACCACTTGTATAAGTAGTTCCTGCACCTAACCAAAAATTTAATATCATTGAACCGTTTGCGTCATTGTCTAATACGCCTGTTATGTCGGCAGGGAATGTAATTGTTTTGTATTCCCAAGTGTTTGAGGCGTTGACCGTGTATGACTTACTGACTGCTCTACTGTTGTCGGAATCTTCTAATTCAACAATAAATGTGCCTGTTTGAAAAGAAGCAACCCAAAATGACAATGTAACAGTTTGTGCTGATGCAGTACCTTTACGAATTGCTTGCAGGTTCTGACCTTCTATGGCTTGATGAAAAATAAGATAATCTCCAGCAGCAGGTGACGCATCGGCTGTTGTGCAAGCAAACCTAGAACAGTTACGAAATCCCGAACCTGCAGGCGCATCAGCAAGAGTTGTCTGTGAAAAAGTACCAAGACTGCTGATAGAAGTTTTCCATCTATCGGCTGCGTAATAATCAGAACTTGTAATTCCTGTAACGACATTGCCAACTGCTGAACGCTGTGTGACCTGCATAGCCCCATTAATAAGCAAATTGCCTGAAGAAGAACCAGTGAACAAAACAGCATCAACCTGATCGGCAATGGATTTCATGGCGGTTGCACCATCGGTTACATAATCTGTTGATGATGGGTATGGGATTGCGAAGTTTGTTGTTGTGCCAGCCATATGTTCCTTACAGAATTGTCCAAATCAGATTACTCCATGTTAGACCTGAAGGTACGGTATCCCAAGCAAGGGTTGGCGTTACCGCATTCCAAGGCTGTGAGAAGCCGACAGGGGAGAAATACAAGTCAATGTGATGAGTGGTGCTAGTAATTCTATGGTTAATGCCTTCAACGAAAAGGTTTTTCTGCACCACAGAAGGGGTGCCATATTTGAAGGTTTTGACCACAGCAACAAAGTCACCGATATCAAGCGTGGATACCGAGTCTCTTTCGGGTGATGTCAATGCGTGCATATTTATAGATAGCCCTGTATACCAAAAGTTAGGTTCACTTCTAATAAAATAGTCAGCCAAGACAGCAGCGTCAGCATCAGTGGCAAGAGGTGCGTCTTGGATAACGATGCTTTGAACGCCATAGTTTGTTTGAGATTCAGGGGCAATCACGACCTGTTCTACTGGTGCTGGCACAACAGGATTGACCGCAATGACGATAGTTACTTCGTTAATGATGCTGTCAGGGCGAATTGAACTTCTACGGGCTACTCCCTCAGCCATGTTGTTGCCTATTCATAAATCACTTCTAGTGTTTCGTATGGTATTTGTGATGCTTCAAGTGGGTCATCACCAAAGATAATAGAAGGTGAGGCTTCTGTTGAGTTTGGTGTCCGTGACTCCCAATAAAAAACACCTTCACGGTTTATATACATTCTGCCCTGTTCGGCATTTGCAATAAGGTCGTTGAAATATGCAAGCGGTGTTTGAGAAGCAATTGGAAGACTAGCAAGGTTGGCAACTCCAGTAGCGATAACTGGTGCAGGGGTTGGCGGAAAACCTACTTCGGGTAAGCCTAAAATCCTGTCTACCCTTGCACCTGATAGTTCTGCAGGTGGGGTTAGGTCGTTAATAACAGTTGTGGTTAGGTTTAGAAATGCATCAACGGCTTCAACAAATATCAAGTTGTGGTAATCCATGCTGAACTCTGTGTTGTATTGGATAATTAAGCCAACGAACATAAACTCATCATTGCGTGATATGCGTACAGCACGGCGAGGTTCAAAACCAAGTCTGCCTCTTTCAACATTCCAGTAGGGGCTTGCGCTATTGGCAACGCTAAACTTGTCTTGACCTTTTAAGTCGTCAATAGTAATACTGCAAGTGCCAGCACCGAACTGTGCATCTTGGCTACTACGCCCTCTTTTGATGCTGACATTAAGCACATACTCTGTCACATCAATGAATGTTGTAGAGCCGTCTAGATAATCGGTGTCAAGGATGCCAAGCACCTCATCGTCAAGTGTGAAAACATCTTGGTAGAAACCAGCGTCAAGTTCTACCTTGTATGTGCCAATATCGTTTAAGCCAGCCATTTAACTAACCTGAATATCTATCGCACCTGAGCGCCTATTGAACTTACGGAGTTCGGCAACCAGCAAGTCGGGCAGTGTGTTATCTGCAATCTTGCTGTTGATAGTGATGTTGTATACATCGCCACCTGTATTCAGCCTGTCAAGAGGAACAACTGCTTCGCTACCAGACTCGCCAATCATTGCGAGGGTTGGCTTATTTACCACGCCCCCGTTAGCCATAAATGGTCCTGCGAAGATGTTGCTAAAGTCGATACCTGAAAAGTCGATACCTGAAAAGTCAAGATTAGAAAAGTCAATACTTGGCAAAACCATCATGCCACCACTAAACCCGTTGCCACTGCTAGCACTGCCACCACCAGTGCCGGCTGTAAATAACAAACCAGTATCAGGGTTGATGCCTGTTGCGATTTGTGCATCTCTTTCTTGCTTGCTTGTCGTGGCACGAGCAGCAACAGCCAAATCGTCTTTGGCTTTCTTTAACAGTCGTGCCGATTCAGCCTGACGGTCATACGCATCTGCAAGGTCATCAACAGCGTCACGCTCCGCTTTCTGTGCATCAGTTAATTCTTTCTGTGCATCTTTGTATTTTTCTGAATCAGTAGCAGCGCCATTGACTATTTCGTTAAGTTCTTTTTGTTTGTCAAGAACGGCCTGTTGTGCGTCTTTCAAGGCAATCTGTGCATCTTCTTGGTCAAGGATTGCAGTAGTAAGTTTTTCTTCGGCTGTCTGTATTGCCTCGGGTGTGGCTAACGCTCTTGCGTCATTTACTTTTTCTTGTGCAGTGCCTTGTTCGTCTAAGGCTTTTTCAAGTGCTTGTTCTGCTCGGACAATTGCAGAGGTACGCATTGACTTTCTAGCACGGACAACTTCGGCTTGTGCATTAGCAACTTTCTGCGTGGCGGAAGCCAGTTCCCCTTCGGCTTCAGTTACGGCTTTGCCTGACTTTAGGTCGTCTAGTTCCTTTTGTGCATCCGCAACACTTCGGGTTGCATCACGCAACGACAATGTGGCACGAACAGCGGAGCGGTTTGCATCGGCTAGGTCACGAGTAGCAACAGCAGCCTCTTTACTTCCTGCTCCATAACCTTTGCTTATCTTGTTAAACTTGTCTTGCGCTTCACGCAACTTGTCAGTAGCAGAAGTCAATGATTCATTTGCTGTAGCCACACCTTTTACTGCATCTTTATAGGCTTTAGTTTCCGAACCGAATAGTTTAAGAGCAGAAGTGTATTTCTCTAATGCCGTCTTGGCTTTGTCTATTGTTGTATCGCCACCGCCACCAGTTGTCTTTGTTGTCTTTGGCTTAGGCAGAACAGCACCAGCAGTTAATTTTAGTTTTGGCTTCAACTTGGTTAGTTCGTCACTAAGAGACTGCACTTCTGTTTTTGCTTTTTTAGAACCAATCTCAAGATTAGTCAATAACGGTATATCGCTTAGGAACGGAATCCCGTTGTACGCCTTAATAAGCAGGTTGATTCCATAAACAAAAGGATTGACAAACGCATCAAGAAAGAAGTTAATTACATACTTCAATACGGGAATCATCTTGCCAAGAACATCACGAAAACCTTTGAACCTTAAAGCAAGCGAAGCAATAATTACAACCACTGCACCAATAAGCGCAGGAATACCGAAGAAGGCAGCATTCATCGCAAT